TTGAAGTCATAGGTGATGAACTTGGTGCATTCAACAAATCATCAAATGTTGGTTTCATCAAGTCTGAGTTGATGATTTTCATAATCCCTACAAGGACAACTGCAAGAGTTGCCAAGAAGAGTGATAGACCTTGGCTGACACCGTTGTTGTCTGCATACCATTTGATCAAAAGACCAGTGATAGACAAGTGCCAGATATCGAAGATATCGACGTCAAGTGTATCAGTTTTCTTGATAGCAAGCATGATAACGTTGACGATCAACATAATCAACAAGAAGTAAAGTGTCCAGGCAGACCCCCAAGTGATGGTCGCAAGAGGTGCCCAACCAACGTCAGTGATATTCAATTGAATACCTGTGTTCTCAACGAATTTTGCAAGAGACGCTGAGAAAGCTCCATTCAACATACCGATGATGGCACCGATACCAGTAAGGGCGATGGCAAGTTTAATACCACCTTCAAGGGCTTTGGAGAATTTCACTCCAAACAAGAGAGCCAATAAAGTCAAGACGATCAACATGATGATCGGTGCACCCATGTCTAGGATGGGTTTGAAAAACTTATTGGCAAAATCAATAATGCCATTCATAATAAATCCTCCCGATTTATAATTTGTTATATTAGGCTTTAATCGTTCCCAATTTTATAATTGGATAACGCTTACAATCGTGTTTAAAAAAATATTAACTTAATCCATGTTCTTTAATAGCAGCTTCGATGTTATCAAAGACTGGCGCACTCATCGCTGGAATACGGAACAAGATTGGTCCTGCTTCTACCACTGGAATACCAGGATCGAATCCCAAATCAGTTGCAGCAATTGGAGTAAAGATGTCATAACCAGAAATCAAATCTTCATTGACGTCTTTGACCATGACAGCGTCACAACGCACATCATAACCACGGTTTGACAACTCTTCTTCCAACGCATTCTTAATTTGGTGGCTAGAGTTAACGCCTGCACCACAGGCAGCTAAAATTTTAATCATTTGGATGTCCTCCATTATAAATATTTACGAATGTTTTAGGAAATAGTTTCCGTAATGTATTGATAAAGCTTATCTTCACTATCTAATTTTGATAGAGCTTCGAGATTTCCATTGGATGTAAAGAAATCCATCAGTTGGGCCAAAATATTGGTTTGGCTTGAGCTCGTATTATTGATAATGAAGAATAAGAGTGAAACTTGAACTTCCTTATCTGGAGCAATCATATTATGGAAAGTTACGGGTTGATCCAAACGAACCACAACCACATTCTCAGTGAGATTATGGACAATGTCTGTGTGCGGGATCGCCACATTTGGTAAGTCCTTACCAAGAAATTCCATGTCTAATCCAGTCGGGAAAGACTTTTCACGCTCAATCAAAGCGGAACGATAGGTTGGTGTCACAATCTGTCGCTCTTCCAATAAGCTTGCTACCTGCTCAAAGAGATCTGTTTGATCCTTGGCATGTAGGCAAAACACAAGATCTTTGTTAAAGAGTTGATTTAATCCCATTGTTGCCACCTCCTTATCTAACTATTTATTTTATAGCTTCAGTATATCACTATATTGATTGAGTGTCAATCATTTTTTGTCTAAATTTGTTTAATTTTGTTTGTATCTTACTCTAAAGCGCTTTCTATCCGTCATTTTCCAACATCATTAAATCAGTAAAAAGTGGTCTCTTTTCTGAGACCACTTTGTTTTATATGATTTTCGTATACAAGCCGTATTTGTCTTTGATCTTCTTTGGAATACTATCATCAGTAATAATGGCATTCAGGTCTTCCACTCGATAGAAACTATAGAAAGAATAGCTATCAAACTTACTGTTATCGGCAACCACATATTTCTCAATTGCATTGTTTAGAATAATAGCATTACCATTTCCTTCTTCTTCATTGGCTGTGGAAACATGATGCCCATCGATGCCATTGACCCCAATGAAAGCTTTAGAAACCTTGATTTCTTTCAAGAGTTTATTGGCAAATTGACCGACAAAAGTTTGTGTCTTCACCCGGTAGCGACCACCAACTAAGATCAGGTCATAATTTGGAAAATCCTTTAGCTTTTCAAAAATGGGGAGGGAATTGGTGACAATACTGATTTCCTTTCCTTCTAAATAGTCGCCGATAAAATCTGTTGTCGTACCAGACCCAATAAAGACGGTATCCCCATTTTCGATCAACTCTGCACATTTTTTTGCAATGGTTCGTTTCTCATCAATATTGATGAGATTTTTCTCACTGTGAGAAGCCTCTAACAAGCTATCTTTTACCTTTTTGTGGGCTCCACCATGTACACGAACTAAAAGACCTTGTTTTTCAAGATCGATCAGATCGCGACGAATGGTCATGTCTGTCACCCCAAAGAGTTCCTTGAGTTCTTTGACTGATACCACACTTTTTCGATCCAGTTCCTGAAGAATTTCAACATGTCTGCTATCTTTCATGGTACTACTTCCATTCCTACTATATTTGTCTCTATTATACTACATTTTTCAAAAAACACAAATTCAAACATTATATTAACAGGAGTAAACATGATATTTTTAAATAAATAAAAGAAAAAAAGCCTTCTGATAAATCAGAAAGCTTTCATTTTGCTATTTCTAGCTTCCTCACCTTTAGATCAGGCTCGGGACAAAAAGGTTTAGAAAACCTTTTTATTTTGCGATTGGGTAAACAGAAACTTGTTTAATGACCACTATCTAACATTTTGAGAAATGGCCTTAAAACCCTAGATAATTGTACCTTTAATGGTTAAATTAATATGCAAAAATGCAATGTCTATAAAAAATGGGTATCATTTTGGGTATCAATATCCCTGAAAACACGATACCATGTTTGCTGTTATAACCGACATTTCAAAAAATGTCTATTGTAATGGAAATATCAAACTTCTTTATAGAAGGTGTCCGATTAAGATTAGTCGAATTTGATCTAATCATTCAAATCCTCCTTATTCTAAATCCCCCCACAAACTGATACGGTTACCCTCTTCATCTGTCTGCCCGATTGCCATGTAATTACGGTTACCTGACTCACCAATGTACGAGATCCAACGATAGCCATTTGCTGATCCTTTATAGTCATATTGGACTTTCTCGTTAGCATCATAGACAGCCACAATCTCACTATTAAGACTTGGTCCACGACGAACATTGATGGCAGCATCACCCACAATAAATGTCCCATTCTCTGGAATAAGTTCCATTTCATCATTTTTAGGGGTTTCGCTAAGCGGTTGGAAGTTTTCGCTTAATGGAGTATCTGAGTATGGGAGATAGAACCATCCCTGCACATTTTCAAATCCACGACTATTAAAACGTGCAGGTCCACCCACAATAAGAGCATCAAGATTGCCATCAATATTTTGCTCAACAGTTCTCATACTGTAACCGTCTGAATCTTCGATTACTGCTCCACAATGTCCAAAGTTTACACCACCAAACCAAGCATCCATTGTGAAGAATGCACCAGCTTTAGGATTTTTATCTGTAGGCATACGATGCACTTCTAATCCTGCTTGTTCTGCTGAATCAAGTAACTCTGAAGCATTCCCCCATAGATCAATACCAAAGAAAGTCTTCGCAGGATATGTAAGCAGATCAGCGCATTGTGTCCCTGCAAAACCATCTTTATCTACACCCATACCAGAATTTGCTAAATCAATAATAAATTGAATAATTTCTTGTCTTGTTGCCATAAGAATACCTCACTTTTTCCATTCTTCGTTAGCTTTTTTTACAGCTGCCTCAATAAAAGTATTAAGTTCTTCGTTTGTCAGATAAATGTTTTGAGATTCTAGACCATTAATCAAGCAACCTTTAGCATGCTCTAGTTTCTCAGCTCCATGAATTCCTAATGTCCCTGCCACTTGTTCAGTAGCATTTACCGCATTTTTTGCCAGGATTTCTACTACTTCCAATGCCTTTTTGCCACCACGAGTAAGAAGATACTCTTTGAGTGATTTAACAGCGATTCCAACGAAAGCGACAAAAATAGCCATTAGTGAATTAACTACGATTCCTGTGATTTGATTCATTTTTTCTTTGCTCCTTTTTTTAACTTCTTAGGTTCTTCCAAACCTTCTTTTAATTGAAATTTTTCACGATCAACATTTCTCTGGATATATTGATCTATAAAGGGAATTTCTATCCCTAATGCTGATAGACTAGCAAGAATACTAGAACCGTAAGCTGCCATCATCGAAATGATGAATGCATCAATAACGGGCGCTAGATTCATATATAATGCGAAGGGATAGCCAATTGCCACAATTAATATCATAGCTGTATGACTAACCAGGCCCTTCCTCCATTTTCTGCTGGAAAATTCATGATAAGCCCATGCTCTAGATACCCCCAGAATGATATCTAGAGCAACGATGGCCATCAAGAGAAATACAATTATATGTTCGTCGATTCCGTGATCATAGAAGTCACGGACTACTTCGATAATTCCAAAAATACCATCTGGTTCTTCTTGATACATCAATCACACTCCTATCAATTAAGATTCGGGCTGTGCTACTGGTTGAGTTTCAAGATTCTCAGATGGTTTTTTCGGCTTCTCTTCTTTTGGTACCTCCCAATTATAGATTGCAAGTTTTCCATTTTGAAGAAGAGGACCTTTGAGGTCTTTGATGGATTCCCCGCTGTAAGTAAAATCATAATTTACTTGCACAAGTACCTGTTTCCCTTCGCTAAACCGTTCGGTATGATCAGGATCTACGAGGGTGAAGATGTCATGCGGTTTGTATGTTTTACCTACTTGGGCAGTTTCAACAAGCTCAAGCGCTCGCTTGTAGAGTGTTGGATCAAGTGGGTTGTCTTGGTTGGTCACGGCCACGAGGACAGACCAATCCGCAAGAGCTTTGTTGTTTTGGATTTGAGTGTCTTTCTTCTCATTTTCAAGAGTAAGTTCTTGAATTTTTTGAATAGCTACCTTGTTAGCCTCAACAGACTTATCAAGCTCTTTTTTCAGTGCCACAATAGCACCAGATGGGTCCAATTCCATCCGTACAATGTTTAACACCGCTTCGACTAGTGTAGAATCTTCCTCTGCCATTCGGTTGTTTGGTAAAACTTCTTCGAATACCCGATAAGGATGATCTTGTTTAATTGCTACCTTGGTAGTGTTAGCTACTGCATCGTATGATTTAAACTGTAGTTTGTAATCCATTGTTAGTTACCTCGTTTTTGTTCTTGATTTCATTGAAAAGGTCCATCAAATCCTTATCGGACTCTAGGACAGAGCGATAGCTTTCAACTTCCTGAGCAAGTTGCGCTACAAGTTGCTGTGACTCAGTGAGCCGAACCTTAAATTCAGCCTCATTGATTGACTTGCTGGCAAGTTGATTTGCCAGTTCTGTGATGATTCCTACATAATTATTTTCGTTCATCAATTACCTCTTATCTAAATCCGTATCCATCTAAAATTCCTTGTATATGCCTCTTGATCGTTGCATTAGTAACCATTCCATAACGTACCATCGTCCCAAAGCAAGAAAGTAGATCCCAAAGATATGCTCCAACATCTTTTCCATTTGCCAAAATGACTTTGCGAGAGTAAACGGCTTCTAAAAAGAAATCTCCACGCCCGATATAGTGCTTAACACCATTTTCGTTCATCGGTAAAAGATACGTTTCTTTTCCTTGCATATTATTATGGAAATTCCAAGGACTACGATTGTTCTTGTTGTTGTAAATCAAAACACGGTCCCCGATAAATTCTGTAAGGCTTTCTTCCGCTCCATTGCCTTTACCAGACCAAATTCTGATTCCCGCAAATGTTTTGTTATCATGTCGTTCAACCTCTTTCGGGTCTTTGTTGTGATTTGTTCCAATTACCATCAAAGCAGCGTTAGAATCACGAAATTTTTCTGCAACAAATCCGCTCTTCATCAATTTTATAAATTGAGAGGAATTCGTATCATCAATTCTTCTAATTGTTCCTGTGTTTGAGTAAAGATTTAGTGTTCCATTGTCTAGGTCAAATACAGTTGATCCAGTATTAGCACTCAATCTTCCTCCTTTAATGTGTTCTGCAGAAAAATCAATTGATGCCAATTGCGTGATAAAAGCCTTTTGCGATGTTAATTCTCTGATGAAGGCTTGATTTGATACAAACTTGTTAATCAGGGCAGAATCCACTAATAGCTTATCTGCTGTTACTGCATTACTAGCCAAAATCTGAGTAGTGACTGATCCTGATTCAAAATTACCTGTTTTGAGCTTGTCAACCATTGCAGATTTAATCACCGCATTATCAATTAATGTATCACCAGTAATGTGAGTGGCTCTACCAGTGATCCGATTTAAACCACTTGCTCCTAAATTGATACCAGAAATTAAATCTCCTGCGCTATTTAAGTTTTGGATAGCATACGATCCAGCAAGCTGTGTGACTTGAGTCCTTGTCGCTTCTGCAGATTGTTGGGCCTGTCTAGCTTGCTCTGCGACTTGGATTGCCTTTGTCTGAGCGTCCTCAGCTTTTTCTTGAGCCGTTTGGGAGATTCCAGCGGCTTGATCTGCTCTAGCTTGAGCTCCGATAGCAAGTTGTTTAGCCTCTGCCGTTGCGCCCGATACTTCGCCAATTTTTGAAGTCATTTGTGATTCAAGCGCTTTTGTTTTTGCGAAAGCATCATCAAACTGACTTGGCTTGTATGGTCCCGTGTTTGACCCACGTACAAGGATTGGCTCTTTAAATTCGACCCCGCCGTTTTT